ATGATGCAGAGGGTGGGGCAGGCCGCCGCGTGCGCCAGCCACAGGGGCCCGGAGTCCATCGTCACCGCCAGGTCGACGTGGCGGAGCAGCTCAACCGTGTGCAGCGCGTCACGCCCCGGCATGGCGTGGACGCCCGGGCCGGCGTACTCCCGGGCGAGCTTCTCGTCCGACTCGATCAGCACGATGTCGCCCATGGGCTTGAGGAGCCGGATCAGGGACGCCACCTGGGGCTTGGGCAGGGACTTCATCGGCCCGGATCCTCGGAGCTGGACCGCGATCAGCTTCCGATTCGCCGGCCGGGGCGCTCCGGACATGGGCCGCTGCAGGTTCCGGAAGTGCAGGAAGCTCGCCACGAACTTCACCGCCTCCGGGGGAACCTTGAGGGCCCAGTCCTCCGGCAGGATCTCGATCGCACGCGACGTCATCGCGGCCATGAACAGCTCCACGCGGGACAGCTCGGACCCCCGGTGGTCCGCCTCGGCCACCTGGTCCATGTTCACCAGGCCGACCCGCGCGGCGTTGGCCTCGTGATCCGGCTTGGCCGGGGAGTCGACACCGTACCAGCAGTCGTCATGGGCGAACAGGGAGTGCCACTGGTGCGAGCACCGGAGCACCGGCAGCAGCGACGGCACGAGCCGGCGGAAGGCCGACACGACCGCCCGGAGCATGATGATGTCCCCCAGGGCGCCCCAGCGCCGGAGCACGATCACGCCCCCGTTCGGGAAGCTGTCCTCCACCGTGCGGCCGGCCTCGTCGGCCAGCACGAAGGAGTCGGACTTCAGGAGCCCCTCCGCCATCGACGCCGGCACCGACGTCGGCTTGCCCACCCTGAAGGTGTAGGCCCGCCGCTCGTACCGCTTCTGCACTGAGGCCCGCTGGCCCACGTAGGCGAGGTTTACTCGATTCATCGGATCATCTCCAGGCCCATGGCATCGGCGTACAGCTCGACGCGGTGCTTGTTGCTCTCCAGGCCGCCGCGGTGGTCGCGCTCCAGGGCGTGGTTCAGGTCCAGATGCGCGTCCGCCCCCCAGTCCATCTTGCCCGAGATGTAGGGGGCGAACTCGACGCCGGGGTGCCTGGCTCCCAGAGCCGAGACAAACCGCCGTTGCACGAGGATCTTGGTGCTCTCGAGCCCGAGCAGGCGGGACAGCGCCCGGCAGACCGGCACGAGCATAACGATGTCTCCCAGCGCGTGCGTGCGAACGAAGCACAGCCGCTTGGGGTTGTGCTCCTCTGCCCAGTCCATGAGCGTCCGGTAGAGCTTGACGTTGGAGAGCCCGGAGACGCTGGACGGCTGGACCAGGGTCAGCCACCGCGGCCACAGGTGCAACGCCGTGCTCCGGAGGATGGTGCGAGGGGTGGTGGAGGTTGTCCAGGCGAGCATCCCGACAGAATAGCAAGGGGCGGGGGTTATGAGCCCCCGCCCCTTGCCGCCTCAGTCAGGACGATCTATCAGGAGCCGGCGCCCAGCCGCAGGATGCGGAACTGCTGGGGACGCACGCCCTTGAAGGCGAACGCGAGGGCCCGGGACTTCTTGGTGAGCAGCGTGTCGGGGTCCTGGAACGCGGCGGTGAGGACCGACGCCAGGCCGAACGGCGAGAAGATCGCGCCCGCGTAAAACGGGTTCATGTTGTCGACGTGGCCGAAGAGCGCCAGGTTGGGGTCGATCTGCGGGTCGTGCAGATACAGGACGCCGTCGATCGACGTCCCCATCTGCAGGATGTTGCCGCTCATCCGGCGCTGGTCGAACATCTGATCGCTGACCTTCAGGCCGAAGGCCATCGGGGTCTTGGCGATCTGCTTGGCCACGTTCGTGCCGACCACCGCCCAGTTGGGCTGGCGGAAGATGTCGTGGGCCATCTCGACCTGGATCGCGGTGATCGCGACCTCGAGCAGACGGCGGTCGTAGGCGGCCTGCTCGCTTGGCGCGTAGGTGGAGTAGTTGCCGCCGTCGTCCGGGTCCCAGTAGACGTCGCCGCGGGTGTTGGTGCCAGCGAAGGTCACGAGGCGATCGACCACCGTGCGGTCAACCTCCCACGCCAGCTCATCGGCGGTAATCATGTCGCCGATGGTCAGGATGTCCATGGAGTGCTGCGAACGCAGCGCCACGTCGACCTGGTGCGAGAACTGGTGCATCAGGGCGCGCCACTCGACCTCGACCAGATCCTTGGTCAGCTCCATGCCCACGGCGCGGATCTGGTCGCCCTCGTTCTCCCACAAGGAGTACTCGGGGTCGTGGGTGTCCAGGTCAGCCAGGCTGCGGCCGGCGGTGCCGGACGTCGTCGGGCCATCGTCCTTGGCCAGGCGGCGCATGTAGAAGACGTAGCCGGAGGGCTGCGTGAAGGGCTGCAGCGACGTCAGCCGCGACGCGATGAGGCGCGGGTACACCTCAAGGGAGACGTGGATCATCTGGGTGATGAAGTCCGTCACCTGGGCCTGCAGCGTGGACGACGCCAGCGGGGCCTCGGCGGCGAACGCCAGACCGGCCGCGGCGGCCATGGGGTTCGAGCGCTGGACCACGGCGTTGGCGACGTACGACGCCTGCTCGTAGGCGGCGATCGCGGATCGGAGCATCGCGTGGCCGCGGTACCGGTCCGGGCTCGCGGCGGCGAACCGGCCCTCCATCGCCTTGTCGAACTCGGGGAAGTGGTCCTTGATGATCGGACCGAGGGCTCGCCGTGCATCGCAGAGCTTCCCGCGACCCGTCAGCGGCACCGGAACGGCAAAGGGATTGATCATTGGGACCTCGTGTGTCTTGCCCGTCGCCCGGTCGGGCCGGCTGGGTGCGGTTCAGGGAAGAGCCCTGCGGTGTGCGGCACCGCAAAGCTCCGGGGGTGTCGGGTGCCGTCTTTAGACGGCGAAGCTGTGGCCGCGGAGCGCCATCGCTCCGAGGGCATTTTCGGTGCCGACCTGGTACCCGCCGCCGCCGCTGCCCGCGGCCGGGTTCTGCGGGTTGGCGTCGAGCAGGCCGTTGAGCAGGTTCTCCGTGGTCATGTGGGGGTTGCCGCCCCCGCCGCCGCCCGTGCCGCGGGCGACGCCCGCCGGCAACCCCAAGCCCGCCGCCTCCAGGTCCGCCAGCTCGGTCCGAGCGGCCTCGAGCGCCTTGTTGGTGTCCTCGATGCCCAGGCGGGCGACCCGCTTGAGGATGAGGTTCTTGGCCGGGCTGCCCTGGTACTGGGTCGCGACCGCCTCGAGCGCGGTCCGCACGCGGCCGATCTTGAGGCCGGTCTCGACCTGGTCGCCCAGAGTCTTCTTCTCGGCCTCCAGCGTGGCGACGCGGGTGGTGAGGGCCTTCACCTCGCCCTCGGCCGTGGCGATCTTGGCCGCGGCATGGGCGTCGGTGATCTGCTCATTGACGATGCCCAGCGTCTTCTGCGCGGTCTTGAGGCCGCTCAGCGCCTCGGTGGCGATCTTGAGATTGGTTTGGGTCGCGGCCAGCGCCTCCTGGACCGTCTTCAGCTCCGCGGCATGCTTGGTGGCGGCTGCCTCGTTCGCGGCCTTCACCTTCGCGTCGGCGTCGCCCAGCGCCAGAGCGCGCCCTTCGGCGATCATGAGGTCGTACAGGGCCGGGTGGGCTGCCTTGAGTTCGGCGGGAGTCTTCATTTCGTCCGCTCCTGGAGTTGCTTGCTCCGTCACTGTCGCGCCGTCCGCACCGGCGAATCCGGGCTCACTGACGATGTCGTACGTGATTAGACGCATCGCCTCAGCAACGTCGACAAAAGTGTTGTCAGGGATCTTGTACTCGAGCCGCTCTTGCTGCGTGGGATCACGCCAGCGCACGGCAGCGCGATGGCTGATTCCTGGGTTGCCTTCCACGGCGAGAATCGCCATGATCTTGCGGCCTTTTTCGTTGTCCATGACGTCGACGGTCACACGCGCGAGCGTCTCGCCGACCATCTCCACCGAGTCAACCTTGATCGCGGCATCGTCGAGCGTGACGAGCAGCGCGTTGTGGTCCCACGGCGCGGGATGGTCGAGGCCGCCGAAGACCTGGTTCTTCTCGCAGCGCCCGTTGAGCCCCGCGATGGCCATGGCCACAACGGCCTGCGGGTAGATGCGGCGATTGACGTTCAGGACGTCGGCCGTCTCGAACTCGTAGATGAGTCGGCCGAGCCGACCCTTCGTGCCCTTGTCGCCCATCTTCTCCAGCGCGACAAACTTCGCGCGCACGTCGAAGTGCTCCGACGCGGTTACTTCGGTGCCGCGCGGCGTGGGCTTGGTCGGGGTTGTCACGCGCTTGAGAAGGCCTGGCATATCTGAGTAGACGCACGGGCGCATGAAGAAGGCCCCTTTCGGGGCCTTGCTGAGCGGCCGTCGTCGTGTCCCGCCCTCTCCGCCGGGGACCGCCGCGCTCCCGCGGTGCCAAATGGTAGATTTCGTTCAGGCCAGTCCGTCTTTGGCCCGCACCGCTTCGATCACCACCGCCTCTTGGGGCTCCACGTGGGAACTCAGGAAGCCCTTGAGCTTCTCCCACGCCTCGGGCGCCACGGACGTCACCGACGGGTCCTTGGCCGCCAGCTTGAAGTCCGCGATGCCGGCGGCGACGCTGCGCAGGGTCTGCGAGTGCAGCTCGCCCTCCGCGGCCTTGGTCTCCGCCTTGCGCCCCTTGAACTCGCGGTACAGGTACGCCCCCACGAGCAGCGCGCCCGCGCCGGCGACGATGAACAGCATGATCCCGGGGAACAGGGCCGCGGCCACCAGCGACGCGCTGAGCAGGGCGATGGTCATGGTCGCCCGCATCGGGATCGCCACCGGGAACGTCGGCGGGCGGACCATCGTCGAGAGCCCCGCCACCAGAAGGCCCGCGAGCCCGAGCCACAGGAGCGGGTTTCCCCACAGGTTCACCGAGCGGGCAGACACCGACGAGCTGGTGTCGGACCCGCGGGCATCGCGCCCGCCGCCCAGCGAGGCCGTGGGCGCTGTCGCGTCGTGGTCCTGCACGATCTGGTCGCCGGATGCACGCAGCGCGGCGCCGGTGCCCGTCGCCTCCTCGTCGATCGTGATCGAGCCACCATCGCGGATCTGCTCGAGGGTGATCGACGACCCCGGCGGCAACTGGAGCAGGCTTGTGATCTGCTCCTGCTGTGCCGGGGTCAGGGAGGGTTGGGGCTGGGCGAGTCCGATGCTGGAGGCGAGGAGGAAGAAGACGGTGGCGCTGCGCATGGGAGTGCTCCTTGAATCCTGAGCCGGTACGAGTACGTCTCCGGCTGTGCCGGCGCTGCCGGAAGTGCTGGGGCGGTCGTGGCCGTGATCCTCGTGATGTCGAGGGGACGAACCTCGGTCGTCGTCGAGCGCACTCTCGACTCCGAAGGATCCACTACGGTTTTGGACGCTCCCGAGCAGCCCGCGAGGGCCGCGAACACGACCGCGAGCAGCATCAGAGTCTTCATTGTTCAGTCTCCGTAATGGTGGTGGTCGTACCTGTGGTCGTACCTCCTGTTCTCGGGAAGGTACCTGAACTGGCGGTACGGGTTGTCGTTATACCCAGACGGCTGGCCATCCGCACGCCTGGTCTTGTCGGTCGCGCATCCGGCGAGGAGCGCGGCGCACACCACGAACAACAGGAACCCGCGCCCACGCGCGATCGACTTGGCCATTGCTTATCTCCTGAACACCAAGGCACGACCCTGGGGGCCCGTGCGGTACATCCGCTTCGGGTCATCGTCCAAGATGATAACACCGTCCGGCCCAGTTGCAGTCACCAATCCGCTGTCCCCGCGGTCATTTACAACCACGCCCACCGCTACGCCCAGCAGCGTGGTGTCGATAACCTCGACCAGATGCAACCCCATGGTCTCGGCCGCGCGGACCTGGGCGAGGATCTCGCCTTGGGTGGGCGTGAGCCGGACCCGCTGCCCGAGCCCACGTGCCAGGGCCTCGATCTCCCGCCAGACATCGGCTGGGTCGCCGAAGCCCGCCCCCAGCGCCGCGCGGCGCAGGCTCCACGCATAAATCTCGGCGAGCTGCTGGTAGGACTGGGCTTGGGCCTGGTTCACAGGCGAGGCTGGATCCACGTCGAACGCCCCCAGCGCGAAGACCTCGACGCCGATCAGGTTCCGCGGCGTAGCCGTGACGCGCCCCCTCGCCACCAGGTAGCACTTGCAGTTCGCCAAACACGAACTCGTGCCATCTCGGGGCACGGCCGGCAGCTCGTTCCCGCCAGCGCCGGGCATGGTGTACGGGCTGCCCCGGGCAAACTCGATGCAGGTGGAGCAGCTCTCGGCGACAGTCCGCACCCACTCGATCTGAGACCCGGTCGGGAGCATCGACACCATGCCGCGCCAGAGCGCGTCGTCCACCATGCCGGCGTACAGGGCGGCCCGGCCAGCGCCCTGGGCCTCGCCGATCCACCCGCCGAGGTAGTCCATGTGCTTCTTGACCAGGGCCGCCTGGGTGGCCCTCTGGGACGCCGTGAGCGCCCACTGGCTGTTACGGGGGACGCCGGCGATGATGAAGCCCTGCTGCATCGCGGCCGTGATCGCCGCGCTGAAGGTGCTCCGGGCAGTCTCGAGCGCCAGCCGGGCGCTGAACTTGCCCGTCGCGACGCCCTTCACCAGGTTCTCGACGGCGGAGGAGACCGCGAACTTGGTGCGGTCCATCAGCGTGGCGCCCCGCCGCTTCTCGAGCGCGGTGGGCATCTCCCGCTCGATGGCGTCGATGCGGGCCCGGTCTTCGGCCGTCTGCGTCAGAGGAGTCACCTGCCCACCTCGAACATGCCGGACCGGAGCATGTCCAGGGTCTCCAGCGAGCTGGACAGGGCGAGCTGGATCTCCGGCGACTTCTGCCCGAGCAGGGCCAAGATGTTCTCCCGGACCAGCGGCCCGATCTCGCTGTGGAGCTGGGCGAGCACCGACTCGACAGCGCGCCGGCCGACACCCTTGGGCTTCTCGCCGCCCTCGATCTGCATGTCGTCGAACAGGTCGGCGAGTTCGCCCTCGTCGAGCCCTTCCAGCTCGTCGCTCATGTTCAGGAACGTCGAGAGGACCCACCGCGGGTGCTTCTCCAGCTTCATGCCAGCCTGGCGGAGGGTGAGGATGACACCGGCCTGGAGCGCCCGGATCTGGGCCTGCAGGAGGTCGTCGCGGGCCCCGATCTGGGGCGAGATGATCTCCACCGGGTACTTCAGCGGGTCGTACCCGCCGGCCAGCATGTCCACCCAGACCATGTGCTGATAGCCGGCCGCGCCGTACATCTGGATGTGCCGCGCGGTGCGGGCGAAGTTGATGTCGATCTGGGACAGGTTGCTCCGGCCGCCCTGGCTCCGCTCGTGGCCCAGGTACTCCGGGGGCACGCCCAGCGCGCCGAAGTAGACGCGGAACAGCAGCTCCACGTCCTGCACGCGGGCGAGGTTGGTGTCGCCGTCGATCGTGTCGAGGTCGTAAGCGAGCCCCTCGCCGGAGGCGATGAAGAAGTCCTCGTCCGGGGTGGGCGGCTTCTTGTACGAGTCCTGGGCGGATCCGATGCCGGTGGTGGAGCGCGTGACCGACTGCTTCCACATCGCCAGCCGCTTCATGATCTGCTTGGGGTCGCCCTTGAGGTCCGAGACGTCCACCTTCCAGCGGTAGCGCATCGCCGCGCGGGTGAGGCGGGCCAGCACCATCGAGTCGAGCACGCCGTGGACCTTGAGCCCGATCGCCCCGAATGGCTTGAGGATGCTGCGGCCGTACAGGAGCGTCTCGGTGGCCGAGACACCGCCGTTGGACCACAGGGCGAAGTGGGGCATCCGCCAGATCGGGAAGGTCTTGGCCTTGGCGTCGAGCTGGAGGCGGACGCCGTTGCTGGGCGGGCTCGTCTGGGTGATCTGCTGGGCCCAGTACGCCTCGGGGGTCCAGCGGCCGGTGGAGTCGAAGTTGCGGAAGATCGTCGCCGGCGGGATGGGGCGGAGGTGCGCCACGCCCAGCCGATTGTCCGCCATCATGGCCAGCACGTTCTCCGGCATGAAGGACCCGTACTTGCACATCGCCCGCACCGTCTGGAACGACGACTCACGGATGATGGTCTCGAGCCGGCGGAACCTGGCCTTCAGTTCCTCGGGGTACTCGTCGGGCGGGTTGACCATCCGCACGGCGTAGGTCCGCGTCCCGCCGCCCGAGAGGTCGCCCGTGACGGCCATGGTGGCGAAGGCGTCCAGTGCCCGCGGCACGTCGGAGATGTTGGTCTCCAGGAAGTCGTAGTACTGCATCTCGCGCACCCGGTCCATCGGGACCTGCACGGTGTTGAACCATGGGGTGAGCTTGGGGTCGCCCGCCGTGGACACGCCGCCGGCTGGGCCGCCCACCAGCGGCGACGGCTCGGGCGTCGAGTACCGCCCGGAGAGCAGATCGCCCAGGCTTCCGACCGCGGACTTCGTGATGGAGACGATTCGGCTCATTTCATCCTCGCAGGATCATCATGCCAGCGTCGTCGCGTCGGGGGTCGATGAGCTTGGGGGCGCTCTCGGTGTACACGTTCATCATCGGGCGGATCTCGGAGTAGTCGAGCACGGTGTCGAATCCGAGCACGAGGCCGGCCAGCATGTCGTAGACGGCCGCGTGGAGCTGGTGGTCTGGGATGCCCTCCCAGGTGAAACGCTCGTTGCCCTGGTCGTTGATGACCAGCTTCCGCACCGGCCGGCTCATCTCATCAAAGAGCCGTCCGTCCACCGCCACCGTCCAATCCTCGAACCACTCGATCTGGTTGGTCAGGTGCCACTCGTAGATCGTGTCGATCGCCACTGTCCGGTGCACTGTGATTAGACGCGGCGGGTCCAGGCGGCCGTCGCCTGCCTCGGAGACGACGACCATCTTGTGCTGGTCGTTCGTGGCGTATTTGCACCGGACGATCGGGATCTTCAGCTCGGCCATGGCGGCTTCCTGCACGCTCATGGCGAACTTCGCCTCGGGCTGGTGGTCGATCACCCCACCCACGACCCGGAATCGCTTGAGAACCTGGATCACCTCGTCCACCCCACCCGCGAGCCGGCCGGCGTGGACCTTGATCTGCTTCCCGTCGTCCCATCGGCTGATCTGGTAGTCGAGCCACGGGCGGTTGACGTCGATCCCGATGGTGGTCGGCTGCTCGGATGAGGAGACCATGCGCCGGCCCTTGGCGGTGCACCGCTCGAACATCTTGCGGTTGATGCGCAGCGTGCCGCCGGAGAATGGCCGCCCCAGGTCCATGTTGTTGAACTGCTGGAGCTTGGACGGGTTCCCCAGGCTCTTGCTGAAGGTGTCGATCAGGGTGTCCATCGTCGGCCCGATGCGGGTTGACAGGGCCTCCGTCCAGTACGACCGGATCTTGCGGCCGGGGCGCTGGGGGATCCAGAGGCCGGGGGCAAAGCGGTTCATCGGCCGCCCGCACTTCGGGTAGCGGCAGCATGGCCGGATGTCCCGCGGGGAGCCGGGCGACCAGTCCTTGTCGCGGACGTCGAAGGTCATAATGCGGCCCGAGTCGTCGATCCTGGTAATCACGACGTTGTCGTACCAGTCGATGATCTGCCGCTCGCCGCAGTGCTCGCAGTCGTGGAAGTAGCGGTGCTGGTCGCCGGCGAGGAACTCCGCGTGGATGTTGTCGTTGCCCGGGGCGCCGGCGTTCAGCTCGGAGCCCTCGACGGTGGGGGTTGAAATCTCGTCGCTGAGCTTGTAGTCCGACGCGTTCATGCGCTTCGGGTACATGGGCAGGTTCGTGCGATTGCAGAAGTCCCGCTCGTCGATGTGCATGCAGTCCGCGGTGAACGACGTCAGCTCGTCCTCGGAGTTGGCCGTGACGATGTAGAGCTTCCCGTGCGGCCCGAACCGCTTGAAGGACGTCGCGTCCGTCGCGTCGGCGATCTCCTGAAGCTCCTGGTAGTAGGGGGTGTTCTTGATCGTGGGGTTGAGCTTGCCGTTCACCAGCTCGATCACCTTGGCGTGCTTGGGCATGACCCAGCCCACCGCCAGCCCCAGCGAGCACTGGGCGAGGGTCTTCACGATCTCGTAGGTGGTCTTGCCGCGCTGGGCGGGGGCGATGATCCGCATGTCGGGGGAGGGATCGGCGTAAATCTGCTCCCACTGGGGGTCCAGCACGATCGGCTGGCCCTTGTCGGTGATGTGGACATTCAGGGCCAGGTGCATCGTCCGGCGTGCCACCTGCGCGGCCATGGCCCTACGCACGAGCACGTCGCGGCGGATGGGAGTCTGCACCTTCCGCCCGTCAGGCCTGGTGACGAGGATGGTCACGATCTCGTTGGGTTGGCGATCCGGTTTGGGCTTGGGACCGACCACGTCACGGATCCTCCGTCTCGTCTTCGTCAGCGCCTTCATCATCGGCTGGCGGGGGATCTTCGGGGGAGTCGGCAGGATCGTCCTGAAAAACCTCTGGTCCGGGTGCTGATTCATCGACCACCTCGCCGCCGACCATTTGGGCCAGGGACTCGTTGCTGAGCTGATTGGTCGTCTGGGCCGAGGCCTCGATCCCGCCGGCTCCGTTGACCAGGACGTTCATGTGGCCGACGTTCATCCGCCCGTCGCGCGGGCGGGCGCCGGTGATGTGGGCGATCTCCCTGGCCGCCTTCATCGCGATCGCGAGGGCGTTCGGGTCCAGGGCGTTTGGCTTGATCTTGGTGTGCTGGCCGTTGATCTGGACCATCTTGCCATCGGACTCGTTCTTGAGGCGGACGGGCTTGGTCGTGACCTCGACCTGGTCCTTGACGGCGTGGGTCATGGCGAGGCCGTGGATGTCCTCGAGCCGGCGGAGGTACAGGGCGCGGCTGGCCTGGACGTCCTCGAAGATGCCGCGGCACAGGAAGTCCTCGGTCTTGGCGACCCACCGCTCGGCCGCCTGCTTGGTCGTCCCCCACTCCTGGGCGACCAGCGCCACCACGGCGACGCGGTTCTTCTCTCGCGCGATCCAGATCGAGATGGTGTTGAGGCGGTCGATGAGCAGAGCTTCGGAGGGCGTCAACGCACCCGCCGGCTCCGGCTCGTCTTCCATCAGCTTCTCGATCCATGATGACATCGGCGGCAGCATATCACCATGACACGCACGACGTCACTCCTCCCAAAGTCCCTTCCATTGCCCGAGTCCGCCCCACTGCTCCGCCATCGCCTCCGCCCACCCCTCATACGTCCGGCTCCGGATCGCGTGCGACGCGTTGTTCTGGCCCGACGCGGTCTGATTGTTCCAGCGCCCGCCCTGGCTGTAGGGATCAACCTCCCAGTCGTCGATCACCGGGCACGGGCACTCCGACGCGTGCTGGCCCTTGTGGATCGTGCAGCAGTACTCGTCGCAGCAGTCGCACGGGATCCACGCCGGATTCAGCAGCACGTTGGTGGGGCGCAGGGGCGGGAGGTTCCGCAGCCACAGGCAGGTGGCCTTGCTCTCGCGGTGGCCAAACTGCCATGGCTGGATGGTCTGGTCGCAGGCCCGGATCCTCGTGCCGATCAACCCGACCGGATTCTCGAGCGCGAGTCGCGGCACCCGAAGGTCAAGGATCCGCCGCACGAACGCCAGCGCCTCCTCGGTCTTGGCCGCCCGCCCCGGCACCCGCCGGTTCCAGTGGATGCCGGAGGAGGCGATGTAGGTGCATGGCGGGTGGCAGATGAGCAGATCGAACCCCGACCAGTCGTGGGCGAGACAGTCGCCCTGGATGTGCGGGCCGGGCGACTCGGTGGCCTGGATGTCACACGAGATGGCGTCGTGCCCGCGGCGCAGGAAGGCGTCGCGGACGATCCCAGTCACTTCGCATAGGACGCCCACCCTCACTCCGGTTCCTCCAGCAACCAGCGCCTCAAACGACCAGCCACACGGCCAATCCACCCGGATCATGCCCCCTCCACCCGGCACCCCCGCTGAAAACCTCGTGAATCCACACTCATTCCGGGTTGGGACCTATTCCGGGTCGGGTTGGCTCGCCTCACTCGACAATCTTGATGTGCGAGAAAACTACTCGCTCCCGGCATTCCTTGACTCGGCCAACAGGGCGGCGACTGCCATGCCTAGCACTGTGGCCATGAGGGGCGGTACGGCATTGCCGACCTGTGTGTAACGCGGGCACTCGCGGGTGCGCCGGTCACCGCCAGTCGTGTACTTGCCCGCGAACGCGAACCAATCCGGGAAGGATTGCAGCCTCGCCGACTCGCGCACAGTCAGAATCCGAGGCTCAGCATAATGCAGGACATCATCCGGGAGCGTGGTCACTGTTGGTGCAGGCTGGGCGGGGGCCATCGGGTAGACACGGTGCTTGCGAATCCCGAAGCTCTCTCGATTTGCGTCGTTCATCCGGACGCCCCTCGGACACTTCTGTAGTATCTTCTTGAATCGCGCAACAACGTTGTCCGTATGCCGGACCAATCGCATGCTGTCCATCTCGGTGGCCGAGAGATCACCATGCATGAGCTTCTGATACGTCGTGGAAGGAGCCGAGTACTTGGCAACAAGGAAGCCCTTCGGAGACTCCTTGTCCTGGCAAGGCAATCGCTCGACGCCGTCAGTCAGCAAGTCTCCCAGCGCATCGCTGACGCTCACGGGCGCAGCCAGACCCAACGCCGCGAGCTGCAGCTTTCGGTGCTGCTCGATCAGATCGAACGCGCGGCCCAGCCCGCCTGGAAGACTCTCAGCAAGGTCTTTCTTGAGGCCGATGACCACCAACCGTGAACGCCGCTGCGGCACGCCAAATGTGGATGCGTCAAGAATGCGTCCCAAGGCGGCGTATCCGGCGTCGTCCAGTGCCGCGACCAGCTCGTCGTAAAAGGACTTCGGCTTGGGGCCGGGAACGCGGCGTCCACTCCCGTGCGCCACTTTCATCCCAGGTACGTTTTCAATGATGAGGGCTGACGGGCGCACGAGTCGAACGAGTTCAACGTACCGCTTGAAGAGTTGATTCCGCGGATCGGCCTTGTGGCGACGGCCAGCGAACGAAAATCCCTGACAAGGAGGTCCCCCTACGACAACGTCGATCTGCCCGGCAAGCGAGGCGACATCTTTAGCGTGCGCCTCGAGCATCTCATCGAGCGACCATGCCTTTGTTTCCAGCCAGCGAGGCCAGTCGAACTTGATCGTCTCGCGTCCCTTCAGGAAGTTCCGGCGGAACGTGGCGAATGCCATCGAGTCCCGCTCCACCGCGAAGACCCCCCGCCACCCAGCCTGCTTCAAGCCAAGAGACAATCCACCGCAACCCGCGAACAGGTCGATGAAGGCTGTAGTTTCGGCCTGGGCGGTTGTCATCGAGGGAGGCGTCCTTTCCGAATCCGGATCGAATCATTGGCCTGACCCGTCGTCACCCCTCCAGCGAGTCGAGGTACGCCTGGCAGATCATGGACAGCGCCTCGCCATCCTCGCAATCGACTGTCTGGTGCGCCGCGTCCATCCGCCGCATCTGCTCGCGGAGCGCCCGGCGGATGATCTCCACCTGCCCGGGCCCGCAGTACACCATCAGCGGCGTCCGCATCGTGATCGCCCGCGCCCGCGTCGTGGCGTCCTGGACGTCGCCCCGGTCCAGCTCGGCGATGATCCGCCTGATCTGGTCCTCCGTCTCCGGCAGGATCTTGGCCAGCTCCGCGGGGTCCGGCGACGCCGCGTGCAGGATCCGCAGCAGCTCGGCGTCCTTTTTCTTGTCGTGCTCGCCCCGGAGCGGGTTCAGGGTCTTGAGCAGCAGCACCGCCCTGGTGTCCGGCACGCCCTTCCAGACCCGGACCTCGATCTCCGACGCCCCCCGGTCGATCTCCCGGCGCCACCGATGCTCCCCGTCGAGGCACTGGAGCTTGCCCGCGGCATGCTCGGCCTTGAAGTCCTCGCTCATCTCGAGTGACCGGACGATGCAGGGCGCGAACTCCCAGGTGCCGATCGAGGCATCCAGCTTCGCCCTCTGCTCATCGGACATCATGTTGGCGTTCAACGGGTGCGGCACCACCGTGTCGATGGGCACCCAGATGCTCGTCGGCTTGCGCTTGCTCACGCGGCGTTCTCGCGGTGCTCAATGGCCAGGCTCTTGTCGTGCAGGGACCAGCGGTAGGCGTTCAGCAGCAGCGTGCAAAAGACCAGTACCCCCAGCACCGTGCCCAGGATCGCAACCAGCTCGCATGTGGCAACCTCGAATCCCCAGCACACGCTGGCGACCAAGGTCGCCGCCGCGACGAGCACGGTCAGCGTCGCCATCATGCTCTCGGTCCGCCGGACTTCACTGCTCTTGCGACGGAGACTCAGCACCCGTCGCGCAACTGCCTGGTCCATTCCGCTTCCTCTCCACCGGGACGCCCATGATCGTCTGCGGCATGTCCCCTGTGACCTGGGCGATTCTCCCCTTGACGAACGCGCCGCCCTCGGGCGTCATTCGCCAGACCCGGTTCCGGCCCGGGTCCACGATACTCTCTATGAAGCCGGCACGCTCAATGCGGCCCAGAGCCTCCCGCGTCTTTCCAAGGGCCACGCCGCGGCCCGTCTGGGCCCGGTATCGCTCCCGGGCCAGCTCAGCCGTTGTCCATTCCAAACCAATCGCGATCGTCATCGCGGTATCCAGCTCGTTCATCCTGCTTCCCCTGCGCGGCCTTCCATGGAGTAGACGCCAGAGTGCGTCCCCCGACTTCCATCGTACTGGCCCGGACCACGAGCCTGTTGCCCCACTTCCGCAGGGCGCCCGTCACCTTCACCTCCGAGCCGGCGGCAATGCTGCGTCGGACGTCGTTGGCCATCTCGCCCCACGCCTCGACCTCGACTCCAATCGGCTCGACCGTCTCCCTGCCGAGATTGTCGCGGGCCGGGCGCTCGAGCACGACGATCCCAATGGCCCTGGGGATGCGGGACTGGCCCACATTCTCGAGCTGGAACTCCGCCCGGGCCACGCCGTTGATCGTCACTTCGTTCTGGTACATGGAAAGCGACCGAGCGCACGGGAGCGCACCCGGCCGCTAAAGGAGGGTCTTGTCAGTCGCGGAGGGCGACCTGGTATCCCTCGAAGCGGAGCTTGGCCCCGCTGACGGTGGCTTTGTACTCGGGGCGGCCGGCCACGATCAGCCACGACTCGCCCGGGATGCCGCTCCCGGTTGCGCCGAGCACGTCGCGGAGGGAGTTCATCGCCGTCCGGAGCCGCTCACGCCGCATGATCTCAAGCTCCTGGCACTGGATCACCAGCCGCAGCGGATCGCCGGGGCGCTTGGGCATGTCGAGGGCGACCGTGCACTCAACCGTGACCACCGCCTGACGGTCGATCACGTCCTCGTCGAGGATGGGCACGGCGATCCGCAGCGTCCTGGGGATCTCCTTGAGGGACTCCCCTTGACCAGCCACGGTGAACATCACGCCGTAGGACGCCTCGCCGTCGATCTCCTTGATCTCGGTGTCGTGCTTGACGTTCTCGACGTACTTGATCGAGCCGAGCGCCTGCAGGAACTCCGGCGTCCGAACGGTGTGCTGGAGAGGCACCATCATGGCGCGCAGGTCGTGGTGCGAAATGGCCTTTCCCAGGATCTCATTCCACCCCTTGAAGTCGCTGCTGTAGCGGAACTGGCACTTGCCGATCTCGCGCTGGCCGCGAGTGATCGGCTCGTTGATGATGGCGTGCACGCCGTTCTCGTCGTAGAAGATCACCGAGCCCTGCGGGGTGCCGTACCTGGTCATGTACAGCGCCAGAGACATGGTGTCCCCAAAGGTGTGCTCGCGGCCATCCGCGATACTCAGGTGCTCGTCCACGGGCGGGAGCACGTGGGCGAACTCGATCTTCACCTTGCCGTCGTTGTCCCGGACCGCGTCCAGGAGCCACGATCGGCCATTCTGGGCCGCGCCCTCGATCAGGGAACCCACCACGTTGTCGATCGGATGCGGATGCGGCCTCTGCGGATTTTCCATCGGTTTCCTCGGTTCTCGGTTCCCGCTCGTTGCTGGCACTCCCGCGGAGTGGTTCAGGCGGTCTTGGGCGGCTTGGCCTTGGGCGGGTATTCGACCTTCTCCATCGTGCCGGAGGCCGGATCGGCAACCCCGACGATCTCGCCCAGGTCGGTGAACAGGTCGATCTGCTGGACGGCGCGGACGGCGCGGCCCTGGAGGTTCTTGTCCGTCGCGTCGATCAGGATGCGCCCGCCTGCAAACGTCACCAGCACCTTGCGCTTCGTGGCCGGGAATCCCTTGGCGATCTTCTGGACGATCGTGCCGTGGCCGTCGTACTCGGGGTCGTATCCGATCTCGAGCTTGATCGTCACCGTCGCCTTGCCGCGCTTGTCGTTGGTCCGCTCGCTGTAGGTGTGGAGCTGCTCGGCACACTCCCCAATCACCTCATCCAGCTCCGCCAGCAGCTTCCCGCTGTTGATCTCGGCGTACGAGGCAACCATCATCAGGTTGGGGGCGATCAGGTGGGCTTCGCCGTTTGCGTGAAGACGGACTCGCGGCTGGTTTGCTGCCATGGGGTCTCCTTGAAGGGCTCAGGATACGGTGACGGTCTATCGGTGTCAAGTGACCAACACATGACCATCAGCTCAGCGTCCACAGGAACGCGCAGGACCCGGCCTTGGCCGTCGCCGAGACGCCGGCGGCCTCGTACTTGGCCCTGGCCGTGAGCGTCCCACCCGAGGCGCCTGTGACAAGCGATCCCTCGCAGACGTACCGCGTGGGGGTGGTTCCGCCGCTCCCGGTGTTGGCGGTGTTGACGTCATAGGCCCCCGCCGCCCTGAACCGCAAGGCGGTGACCGAGCTGGGGTAGAGCTGCGAATAGGCGATCAGGACCTGGCCCGAGGGCCCGTTCACCGCCAGGTCGATGCCAGTGCCGACCGCGTCGGCGGTGGCCACCATCTCGAAGCGGAACCTGTAGTGCTTGTTGGCGACGACCGCAAAGGAGAGGCTCGGCAGGTCTGCGTAGGACGTCGTGAGGGCCTGGTCGCCGATCATCACCGCGGTGTCTTCGGTGTTGCCGGCGGCCTCTGCCAGCGCGTCCGCCAAATCGACCGCCACTGCGTCGGAGCCCACGCGCCCAACGACCTGGCCATCGGCCAGCTCGACCTCAACGGCCGAAGCCTCCGCGACCAGGCCGCGCAGCCGCACCTGAACTATGGGGCGTGACTTGTAGCGGGGCATGTGCGATTAGACGCCTCAGCCACCGCCGCCATCGACCGGGCTGTTGGGGTGTTGCGGGATCGGCGGGCGCATCTGCATGGATCCTGGAACGGTCGCGCCCTCGATCGCCCCCCGTCCGAGGGACATCAAGAACGACTCGCCCCGGGCCCGCACCCAGTCCGCTTCCTCGTCCTTCCGCTGGCCGTTCATAATCTCCCGCAGCCGGCGGTGGAACCCCACGAGTTCGTCGCGGACCAGCCGCACCGTCTCGTCTTGCGCTCCGGCGAGCATGGTGGGGAGCATCTGGATCTTCTTCAGCACCCCATCCGCGGCCATGAGGCACTCGCGGGCCTCGACGCTGCGCGGGGCGTGTTTCGTGGGGAGGGCGGGGGGCGCGGCAGGTTCTTCGAGCATGAGGGCATGGTAACATCCCCCCCTCATGGCCGTCTACTACGCACCACCCATGCCGGACGGAAAGATCTGGGTGGTCGCGGACGATCTGGAAGAACTGCTCACCCTCGCCATACGCCTGGCCATTCTTCGGCACAACGTCCTCCGGGACGCTCCCCCGCGGTTTGCCTTGACCCCTGGCTTTGCGACACGCACCGCGCTGTCCATGCACATTCCCACGCTCTCCGTGCAGGACTACAACCTGCTCGGCAATCGCTGGTTCTCCATGATGAAGGGTTACAGGCGGCCCACGTCTTGGATCCGGCTCCGCGTCGGTGACGACAACCCACCACGGGGCTAGGAGATGCCGTCCGTGAGGAGGCGGATCGCGGCCCCCACGCGCCGCGTGCGGCTGCGAAGCCTGTCGAGCCTTGAGCCGCCCTGTGCCGGCTCGGTCCACTCCATCACCACCTCGGGGTCGTTGTTTGGGCTGGTCGCAGACGTCTCCGCCTCCGCCGCCGGAGGCTCCTGCATGCCGGGGTAGTTCCAACCGAACGGAATGGAGTTGATAATCAGCATCAGCTGTCGCCTCCACTGATGATGGGCGGGACGATGCTGAACACCTTGGAGCCCGGGAGGTTGGACCGACCAACCAGCACGATGCCGATGTATTCGCCGACCGCCCACCCGTCAACCGTGTCGTCGAGGAGCTCCTGGAGGATCGCGGCGACGTTGATCTCGAAGTACCCGCCGCCGGATGCGATGGCGTCCTGCGCGACCTGGAGGGTGGCGGTGGTACGGGCGAGCTGGAGGGGGTTGCGGGTCGTGTTGTTGAAGGTGGCGACATTGTCCTCGTTGATGCCGTAGACGTCGAAGTTGCCGTCGTCGGAGGACGTGTTGAGGGGATCGACGCGGAGGGCGGCGACGTCGATGGTGGAGCCAGCAGGGACAGCGGTGGTGATCTCGAAGCGGACGGCGCAGGCGCGGCTGCCCGCGGTGGAGGTGTTGCCCGTGGCGCGGAGGGTGCCGCCGGTGGTGGCGTTGGCGCCGGCGGCGGTGTCGTCGCCGCGACACTCGGCCCAGTTGGTTGTGACCCCAGACGGGACGACTACGGTTTGGCTGCCCACAGAGCCTCCTCCACCTGAAATCTCCGTGGCCGCGGAGCCGGGATCGAATGACGATGCGTACGGGGCTAGGAGATGCCGTCCGTGAGGAGGCGGATCGCGGCCCCCACCACGCGCCGCATGCGGCTGCGAAGCCTGTCGAGCCTTGAGCCGCCCTGTGCCGGCTCGGTCCACTCTATCACCACCTCGGGGTCGTTGTTTGGGCTGGTCGGCAGGCCGATGCTGAACACCTTGGAGCCCGGGAGGTTGGACCGACCAACCAGCACGATGCCGATGTATTCGCCGACCGCCCACCCGTCAACCGTGTCGTCGAGGAGCTCCTGGAGGATCGCGGCGACGTTGATCTCGAAGTACCCGCCGCCGGATGCGATGGCGTCCTGCGCGACCTGGAGGGTGGCGGTGGTACGGGCGAGCTGGAGGGGGTTGCGGGTCGTGTTGTTGAAGGTGGCGACATTGTCCTCGTTGATGCCGTAGACGTCGAAGTTGCCGTCGTCGGAGGACGTGTTGAGGGGATCGACGCGGAGGGCGGCGACGTCGATGGTGGAGCCAGCAGGGACAGCGGTGGTGATCTCGAAGCGGACGGCGCAGGCGCGGCTGCCCGCGGTGGAGGTGTTGCCCGTGGCGCGGAGGGTGCCGCCGGTGGTGGCGTTGGCGCCGGCGGCGGTGTCGTCGCCGCGACACTCGGCCCAGTTGGTTGTGACCCCAGACGGGACGACTACGGTTTGGCTGCCCGCAAAGCCTCCTCCACCAGAGCCTCCTCCACCTGAAATCTCTGTGGCCGCGGAGCCGGGATCGAATGACGATGCGTACGGCCACGCGGCGACGTACGACGGGTCGCCGGGCGTGGCGTTGGTGAAGTTCAGGCGGGCGGCGGTGTCGTCGGAGGTGAGGCCCACCGCGCCGCGGTTCCAGTCGGTGTCGGCGGGGTCGTGCAGGATCCCGCGAGCATCCTCCGCGAAGAACGCGGCCACGTTGGGCAGGGTGTCGAGCCCGGCGGCGGTCCAGCCGGCGCCTTCGTCAATGTCGGAGCCCTCGATCGCCAGCACCTCGAAGCCGATGGCCGCGGCGGTCGCGTTCACGGCGGTTGCATCGGCGAGGCTCACGTTGGCGTCACGCTGGGCGACGGCCTTGGCGATCGAGCAGTACGCCCACGCGGCGGTCTCGTCAAAGAGCGTGACCGCGGTGGTGTTGCGCACCAGGGGGATGGCGGTGACGGTGGCAAGGGCCTCCTCGTAGACCTGCACGCACCCCGAGAGGTGGATGCCCACGAAGTAGAGATCGGTGAGGTTGGCGGTGTCGAGGACGGCGATGTCGGCCGAGCCGTCGGGGACGATGAACAGGCAGTTGACCATCGAGTAGCGGTAGATGAACCCCGCGCGACCCGCGATCTGGGCGGTGGACTTGATGATGCAGTGGGAAAAGCAAACGTGGTGGCCCTGGCGCGAAAAGGCGTTGAAGTTGGCCGTCTCGACGTAGCAGCCGTGGAAGGTGCACGCCCACTCAGCGGGGCCGCGGGAGGCCGAGCCCGTGGGTGGGTGGGATGCCCCCACCGTGTTGCCCAGGAAGGAGCAGCGGTTCATGAAGCAGAACGACCAGCCGCGGCGGATGGCCGAGTGGTCGGTGCCGTTGGCGTCCAAGGCGCAGAAGTTGAAGGTGGCGCACTGGGCCCAGAGGCGGGTGGTGGTGATGTTGTTGAATCGGAAGCCGCCCTCCCCCGTCTCCTGGTCGGAGGTCGTGAGCGACACGCCCCAGGCACAGAACATGCCGGTTGGCTTGGCGTCGTCCGAGGAGCCGAGGTAGGAGCCGTAGCGGCTGAAGTTGGTGAGGGTGCAGCCTTGCAGGAGGACGCAGCAGAGGTTGTTGCCCTCGATCATGGACTGGACGGCGGTGCCGGTGCAGTCGATGAGGGAGAGGCGGTTGATGCTGCTGGGCGAGTGCAGGAAGTTGGTCTGCTCGTTGATGAGGCCGGAGCCGGAGTTGCCAACGACCGTGATGCCGACGAAGACGAGATCGGTGGCCGAGCCGAACTGCCAGGCGTTCGCCGAGGCGTTCATCGAGATAATGGGCTTGGCCGCCCCATCGGCGGAGCGGCGGACGATGACGTTGGTGAGGTTCTGGAAGTTGGGGCCGGTCGCCGTCATGTTGAGGGTGGTGTCGTCGGCCAGCACGAACTCCCACCCACGCTTGCCGTTCAGGGCCGTGTGCGCGGGGGCCAGCGTCGCCCACGCCGCGCCGGCGGAGACGCCGGAGTTGGCGTCGTTGCCGGTGGACGGGTTGAGATAGCGCAGCGTCCGGGTCGAGGCCGTGGCCGTGAACGTGACGATGTTCGACTGGCACCGCTTCCACGTCGTGCCATCCCGCACGAACATCTCGGCCCGGACGGTGTAGGTGCCGGCCACTGTGGGGCGGATCGCCCAGTACCAGCCGCGGCCGGCGGTGGCCTCGGAGAGGGTGGCGCCGCCCGGGTCGCCCGGGATGGGGTTCGCGTAGGTCCTGGGGGTGTAGCCGCCCGGGTAGGACGTCAGCGCGTACCGGATCAGGACGTGCTCGGGGTCGCGGGTGCCGATGATCGAGTGCCGGGCGTGGACGCCGATCTGGTGGCCGACCTCGACCGAGAGCGGGCTGGTGCGCGTGAGGCGGCACGCGATCGTGCCCTCCCAGTACACGGCCTGGTCCATGAACCCGTTGCGGAGGACGTCTTGGGAGCCGGTCGGGTTTGTCGCCTGGAAGCGGTGGCCCCACGTCGAGGCCAGCACGTTCGCCAGCGTGGGGGTTGTGCCCAGCAGCGCGTTGCGACCGCCGTAGAGCAGGACGTTAGCGGCGGCATCCGAGCTCTTGCCGACAGTGCGCCCGCCGCCAGCGCCGTCGGAGCCGATCGGCGAGCCGGCGAGCATGAAGCGGAAGGCCGCCTCGGTCAGCCCGTTGTTCGAGGTGAAGGAATAGCAGTGGACCTGGGCCAGCAGGCCCACGGGGGCGGCCTCGGGAGGCATGTCGTAGACCGGATTGGTCACCAGGTGGCCCTGCGACTCCTCACCAGGCTCGAGAGTGGCGGTGCCCCACGTGGCCGCGGTGCCCGTCACCGCCTCCTGGATGAGGGACGTGGAGGGGTTGGTGATCGCCACATCTCCGATGGAGGCATCGGAGGTGCCGGACGTGAACATGGCGAGGGAGAGGTTTGGCATTACGGCTGCACGACCTCGACGATTGCGACGGTGGCGCCGCCGGAGCCTCGCCCGATGATGTGGCCGATCCGCCCGGTTTGCCCGGCCCCGATGAGAAGCGTGGACTCGCCCGCGTCCAGCAGCGCCCACTCGCCGGCCGGGTCTTCGGGATCCTCGAGCCGGTACTCGAGCCCGTTGGTCTCCTCGGCCTTGCATGTGATCTGAATCGCCCGGACGGCGCGGCCATCGCTGCCGCCCAGGTCGTCGGAGCGGAACAGATTGGTTTCTGGGCTTGCGTTGACAGACACGCTGGAGCGTCGGGCCATTGGTGGGTTCTCCACACCATTAGACGCCCCGACCACCCGTTGAACACATCCTGGCAGATGGGGCAGATCATGTGAGCGCGACCGGCATCACCACGCAGCGCTGTGGGCCGGAGACGAACAGGCCCGGCTTGTTGGGCGCCTTCAGGTGGAACTCCACTGTTTCGCCGTCGACGACCCTGAGCACGTCGCGGAGGAAGGCCGGATTGAAGCCGATCTCGAGGTCCGACGTCAGGCCCTTGGCCGACTCGATGCCGCATCCGACCTCAGCCTCGCCCTGTTCCGGGGCGCGGCTCGTGATCTCCACGCGGTCGCTCCCCTTCTTGAAGGCGAATCGCACGCCGCGGGACTCCTCGTTCGTGAGCAGCGCCGCCTTCTGAATCGCCGCGTTGAACTTGGCGACGTTGAAGGTGATGATGATGTCGTTCTCCTTGGGGAGGACGTCGCGGTAGGGAGGGAACGCGCCCTCAATCAGCGAGGTCGTGAGCACCGCCCGCGGCGCGTTCACGTCGCCGATCGCCATGGCCATCTGGGTGCCGTCATAGCCGTCAGAGGAGATGTGGACCATCTCATCCGGCTGGTCGAGCAGCTTGATGAGCGTGCTCAGCGCCTTGGTCGGGACGAGCACATTGAACTTGCCGGCGAAGTGCGAGCCGTCGCGCGTGTAGATCGCGAGCCGGCGCCCGTCCGTCGCCACCGCCTCCAGGGTCTTGCCCTCGCGGAGCAGCAGCACCCCATTGATCGCGTAGCGGGTGTGCTCCTTGGCCGTCGCGTAGATGGTCGACCGCACCGCCTTCATAATCAGGTCCGCCGGCACCGAGAACTTCGCCTCGCCAGGCGTCTCGATGGGCGGGAAGTCCGCGGGCGGGTACCCATAGACCTTGAAGTGGGCGTCGGTGCCGCGCACGTGCAGGAACGCGCCCTCGGCCTCCATGGTGAAGGTGGGGTCGGTCTGGGCGGAGACGATCTGGGAGAGCTTCGCCGCCGGGATGAGGGCTCGCCCCGGGGTCTCGACCTCGACCCTCGCGAAGTCCAGGCGAAGGCTGATCTCACCATCCATGCCCTCGAGCCTCACCGAGGAGACGCCATTGGCCTTCGTCGCGATGATGTGGACGCAGGTGAGCTGGGGGCGTGGCGAGCGGCCAGCCACCGCAAGCGCCGCGAGACCAAGGGCGCTCTGGAAACCTTCGCGATCACAGGTGAACTTCATTGTCTGGTTCTTTCTTCGGGTGCCAATGCCCACACTGAGGACACGCGACCACAGCGGCCTCGCCAACCGCACTTCTCACACCGAACGGCTTGTTTTGGACGCCATCGCCTGCCGCGCGCCATGCTCACTCCGGAATCGGGTCGCCGTCAAGCTCCACGCGTCGTGCCTCATCTTCGCCATCGTCAGCCGCCTTGAGCGTCCACGAGCAGACGACGCCGGCCTGGGCCTTGAGGAACGTGATTCGATCGTCCAGGCTCGTGCGCTTTTGCAACATCGACGCGAGCACCGTCATGGCCACGCTGCTGACGCCGCTGAAAACGAGTCTTTCGCTCTTGGTCTCGATCTCCACCGTGAAGGTGCCGTCGCCCGCGGCCGCCGCACGCTCATGCGCAGTGATCTGGAACATCTCGGCCACGTTCTCCGGCACAAAGCTCCGGTGCGACTCCAGTGTGGCCTTGAGCTTGCCCATGACCACGAAGGTGCAGCACTGGCGGATCCACTCCGAGAGCGTGAGGCCGGAGGCCTTCGCCGCCGCGTCCCAAGCGTCCTTCTCCTCATGGGTAATGCGGAAGTCGATGGTGGCCTTCATGGAGCCTGGGCGGCCCCGGAACAGCGACACGAAATCTCGTGCGACCTGCTCCTCGCTCCTGTCCTTCTTCCTGGCCACCTTACGTCCCTGCTTCTTGCTCATGGAGGCTCCCAGAATACCACTTGTCCCGACAACTGTCAAGACATCTGTACTGACAACTTCTCACCCGGTCTCTGCGACGTCACAAGCCACGAGAGACAGGAGCGCATACGCCGCCTGTAGGACGACAACTCCGTTGCCGGTGAGTCCAAATCGGTCCAACCGATTGGCCAGCCCTGGAGCCAATCCACGAAGTCCGCGTTCAAGAGCCGGAGCGAGGTGGGGGCAGTCGCGGAGGATCCCGCGCCAGGCGTCGGCGTTGGCTGGTCCGGGGGGGAAGACGAATCGGCTGCACTCCAGTCCTGCTCTTGGGCCTGCCCCGACAGACTCGGGCGCTGCTTGGTCGGGTTTGCAACCGCGTGGGTGGTGCGGGAAGCGCACCGCGTTGGTGTCGGCCAATCCCTCGACGCCTCCCGGCCGTCCGCCCGCGCCGCCTTGCTCCCGCCCATCAACTCCGGCCCGCCGGTCGTGTTGTTGCGGGGGGTTGGCCAGTACTCCGTAGATGAAGACTCTCGGGCGAAGGTGCGGCGCGCCGACTTCCGCCGCCGTAAACAGTCCCGCTCGAGTTCGGTAGCCCATTGATCGAAGCTCACCGAGAACAAAATCGAGCCCCCGGCGGACATGCCCTCGGACGTTCTCGAGGAACACGACGCCGGGCTGCGTGACGCCAACGACCCGAGCGACGTGGGGCCATAGGTGGCGACGATCGCTGCTTCCAAGGCCTTTGCCGGCGTAGCTGAAGGGCTGGCAGGGGTAGCCAGCCGTGAGGAAGTCCACGCCCACGAAGGGGGCTGGGTCGAAGGTTCGCAGATCAGTCCACACAGGCGCCGGAGCCAGGCTTTGTTCTCGTATGCGAGTCGCCAGGAGCGCAGCGACATACGCCTCGATCTCCACATGAGCGACCGTGCGAATCGCCGGTAGAAGAAGATGGAGGGCTTCGGAGAGGCCGAGGCCAGATCCAGAGCACAGGGCGAGTTCTGAAAAGGATCTATCCACACAAACGCTCTCCCTGCTCACGACACTGCCGCGGGCACGTGCGACACCGGGTGCTGCTTGAACGCCCACGCCGCGTCGGACAGCCGGCCCTGCTTGCTTGGCTTGAGGCCCGAGTCCTGCTTGATGAACACCGGCACGCCCTCCGCCTTGCACTGGGCGACGATCGACTCCTGCCACGCGGGCTCGCAGTCGCGCTGGCCACCACCAGACTCGCCGCCGGTGATGACCCAGTGGACCTTGGGCCCAGATCCGACGATCGCACCGCCGTCGATGGTGTCGAGCGCCTCGAAGGTTCCGCTCAAGACGTTCGTCCACTCCGATCGCCCCGTCTTGATGCGGCGCAGGTTGACGGGGCCAATCATCGGCTCGCACGAGAGGAATCGCCGGCCTGGCACCTTGAGCAGGTCCGGGATGCTCGCGTCGGCCGTCTCCTGGTCGCACGGGCTCGTGCCCGTCATCACGTTGGTGGGCCAGCGCGTGAGCCACGCCGGCGGCACCATCGTCGTCACGTTCTGCGGGCGCTTGGTGAGCAGGAGCCACTCCAGCCACGGCGTCTCCTCGATGAGCTGGAACACCCGCGCCCGGAGCAGGGGCACCGTCCAGAACCGACCCTTGTGGTGCTTCATCTCCACCGGCTTGTTCTGCTGGTCCACCACGCGCCCGTCGAACTCCTCGAACAGGTCGCACATGCTGGACACGCGGCGGACGACGCCGGCCGCCTCCGCCTCCTTGTTCCACTTGGTGAACTCCGGGGCCGGCGGAGAGAGCGGCACGGGCGATCTTCGCGTGTTGCTCATGTTTTTACCCTGGGACGGCGCGGCATCTTCGTCTCCAACCACTTCTGGAACAGCACTTCAATCACTTCGCTGGCGGCGCGGGCCGAGACCTGGTACTGGATCCACTCCTGCACGAACGCTCGCCACTCTACCGTGGCCCGGAGCGGCGCGAGGTCCCGGTACGCCTGGACCAGGGTCGTGTGCCCCGTTCGCGCCGAGACCGCCGCGATCTCCGTCCACGAGAATCGGTTGTTGGCATACCCGCAGTCATAGAGCAGGCTCCAGACCACCCACCGCTCGAACACGCCGCGAGGGCCGCCGCGGTACCGCGCGAGGAAGTCGCTGTGGTTGGCGCGGATGAACTGGATTGCGAGGGATATGGCCTGGCGGGCGTGCCTGGTGGCAAGCGTCGGGTGGCTGGGCTCGTCCGCGGCCGGCGCGACCTCGATCGCCACCGTCACCGCGACCTTGGATCCGCCCTGGTCGTAGAGCGGGATGCCGGCCGCAACCGCCAGCATCGCCTCGGCCACTGCCCCTCGGGAGCGGCGCCAGTTATCCAGCAGCACGACGCGGTCGGAGATGAGCACCGCCTCGGCGTCGCGAGCCAGCATTGCACGGAGCGTCTCTGGCCCGGGCTCCGGGTCCGTCTCGCAGAACCCGTGCGCGCGGTCTATGTCCGCCGGGCTCAGGACCGTGAAGCCCTGGGCGACCAGCGCATCACGCGCGGCGTCGAACGCCGGGAAGTTGTATCGCGGGATCCCCCGCATGGGGCCGGAGATGTAGACGGTGGTCATTCTGCCTGCTCCGCTGCTGCGGCCAGGGCTTCGCGGTAGGCGGCGGCGTAGACGGCGTAGGCGGCATCGACGGCAGCGATTTCGGCGGCATTGGCGGCGAGACAGGCGGCGATACGTGTGGCCCGGGCGGCATCTCGGGCGGCATCGTAGACCTGGCCGAGGCCCACGCGGGCCAGCAGGGCACGACCGTGCCCAAGCCGGGCAAGTATCGCTCGTGGCGTGAGGCCGAAGTCCACCAAGGCGATGTCGTAGGCGGCACGATCGAACGGAGTGGGGATGGTGGTGGTGGAGGGCATTGGGCTTTCTTCCTTTCTTTGGGGTGCGGGCGGGGGGCGATGTTGCGTCCAAACGGACACGGTCTCCGGAATCCACTCGGTTGCGGTGAGTTCGTCAACGGTGTACGGGCGTTCCTGGATCATTCTGGCGCCCCAATCTTGGCGAGGGTGAAGTGGTCCACCAGGTCTGTTTGCTTGAGGTGGTCCATCATCGAGTCCGTAGACGTCGTGACGAACCCGCAGCAACACCGGAAGCCTCCGAGGAGAGCGCCTGCTTGACCGATATTTCGCTCCCAGCTCACCAGGGAAGGGTGCGACGCCAGTAGATGATCGAGTGCGTCGCCCCATTTGAAAAGCCCTTTCGCTCCCGGCGTGCAGATGGGGCACGCGGATCGCCGCTTTGACCTCGAAAGCCTCAACTCGGCGTCCCAGTTGGACTGGAGCTCTCCGAGGCGTTCCTTCTTCGATCTCATTGGCGCATGTCCGGCTGGCGCGTTGAGGGCACGCCGCAGAGGTATTTACCCAGCGACCAGCCCGAGCCGGCGGAGGTCGTCGCGGCCCAGGCGATAGGACTCCTCGACGGGCGGTACCGCATCCAGTTCGACAAGGTGGAGCAGG